CAAAAGAAAGGCAAGCCCGGCGACGTGTTAATGATGCTTATGTACGAAGACATCTCCCAAAAAACATATATGGCGGTTGTACCACACCACGAGTATGTCACTACGTATAACGGCCGCTTGTACCTTAATCAAGCCGACGGTACTTATGCACCTCGCCCAAGACAGTCTAAAAGGGGCGATACTCTTGAAATGTATAACTTTCTTGTAAAAGATGTACATGACGCACTTGAAACAATTGAAGTGTATTTGAACGAAGAAGCGCCTGCTTCTGATAAATAAAAACTATAAAAAAGAAGGAAACTGAAAATGTCAGACGAAAGACCAAATGTACGCCACTATAACCAGGAAGACAAGGAGCGCCTCAAAAAGCTGGTTAGAGAAGGGGTAGCGGTGAAACAAGAAGTTAAGGATCTTAACGACGGTTTAGCCGACGCGGTGAAGGCAGTTGCTGAGGAACTAGACATTCCTGCATCGCAGCTGAAGAAAGCGATTACTATTGCGCACAAACAGAACCTAAGTGATGAGCGTGCTAAGTTTGAAGAAGTCGAAGACATCTTAGAAACTATAGGATTCAAGTAAAATGAGCCAAGACACACAACACACTCTTATCAGTACTGCTGAAGAAATTGAATCGAACCAAGAAGCTGCGGCATTTGCGAGCAAGCTTTACAGCGACAACGATGACTCTACTGTTGATATTGACTTAACTTTCGACACTCAACGAGTTCTTATCGCGACAAAGCTGAGCGAATTAATTAGTGAGACATCACGGCGACATTTCGTTAGCCAGCTACAGAAACATGGTGATGTGTGTCTTGCAGCCGGTGAAGCCATACTAAACGAAGGCATCATCGACACACTACAAGCCGCAATTGACCACGGTGTATTTGACACAGACGAAGGCAGCGAAGAATGAGAAAGAACGTACTTGTACTGGGCTTAGGAATAGGCTCAGTTTATGTTGACGAATTGTCCAAGACCCATGATGTGGACACCCTTGACAATAATCCGGAGTTAGACACGACATACAATGAGTTATCTGATCTTGAGGTCATTGATCGCAAGAAGATGTACGACATTGCTATTGTGTGTTTGCCTAATTTCCTACACGAACCAGCAATCGAAGCGCTGCGAGATTTGGCTGATATCATCCTTGTAGAAAAGCCAGGCTTACCATCTCTTCCTGAATGGCAACGCATGCGCACTGAATGTGAAGTTGAAGGCACACGACTAGTGATGGCCAAGAACAACATGTACAGAAAAGGTTTAGGTGAGTTCTTTGACTTGGTTGATGTAATGATCGATCATGGCAGCGTCAAAAAGGTCTGTATTAGTTGGGTCAATAACGCCCGTATTCCTAATCCCGGATCATGGTTTACTGACAAAGACAGAGCCTGGGGCGGCGTTGGCCGCGATCTTATGCCGCACTTGTTAAACGAACTATACATGACAATGTACACCGATCCTGCAGATGAGCCATGCGACTGGATCAAGTCCGCAAAACTCACACAACGCTACGATATAGACAGCGCATCAAAGTTATGTGGTGATCCGGAATACGCGAATGGTGATGCCACAGGCGTTTATAACGTAGACGATCGAGCTGTGATAGTTGCAGAAGACGACGGGGTAGAATACCATCTCACTGCTGACTGGGCCCACGACTATGGCGTCGAAGATGTAGGCATATCAGTTGAGCTTACCGAAGGTTATATGCTGTATCGTTTAGGCTTATGTCCTAACGAGTGCTACGGTGATATGGTAAACACGATGCTCGCGTTTGTTGACGACCAAACATTCTGGGAAGAACAAGCCGAGATTGACGATTTCACGCTAGGTGCAATCGACTATTTGTATGAAAATGGAGGCGAAAATGTCTGAGAAGATTAGATACCTACACGCCTATGGCGACAGAAAGATTGTGTTTAGTGAAATAGACAAACCTTCTTGTCCTGATAACGGCGTATTAGTAAAAACTATTATGACTGGTGTGTGTCGTTCAGACGTAGCACAGTACCTTGGTGATGAAAAAGGCGTGCCGTTTGGTATGTTCGGTCACGAAGGTCTTGGCGAAGTAGTTGAGATTGGTAAAGATTGCCATAAACCGGGACTAAAAATCGGTTCTATAGTCAGCACATGGAGCGACCCTGCGTATGCTGATTACTATCCGGCCAAGATGAATGAGTTTGTTATCGTCCCGCAGGCTGATCCTAAGTATATCTTACAGCCGGTAGCATGTGCGATCAACATTCTCATGCAGACTATTAAATTCATGGAGCGCATGGATTTAGAAGGCGAAGAAATCCTGCTTCTTGGCACGGGCTTTATGAGTACTATCATCGGTGACGCTGCTAAGGCACGCGGTATTGACATGACTGTCGTCGGTCGCGCTAATACCGAGAAGTGGGATTCGCTTGGTTTTAAACGATACGACACCAGCGCTGAATTGTGTGACGAAATAAAAAATAAAACGCGTAAAAATTTTAGTGTAGTCATAGACTTATCGTCAAAAGAAGAAAACTTTTACGCCATTTCTGAAACCCTTGCTGGTGACGAAGCGTTAATATGTTATGCAGGCACTCCTATGAGTGATGTGAAAACAAACTTCTTTGCCAACTGCTGGAAATGTCATACGTTAATTATGCCTAGCCCCAGAAACCGTGACTTTAATGATAGTATGGCAGAGTCTGCGAAACTTATTGAAGAAGGTGTTCTTGACACAGAAAAGCTTTGGACTTGCGGTTATACCCGTGATGTTGAAGCTGACGTGATTCAAGCATTTGAAGACGGGTCTGAAAGGACACCGGATTATATCCGGGGCTACATTGTCTGGTAAGGTAACTAATGTATATTGACGCAATAAAAGACGCTAAGAATAATAAAATACACACGGTCAACAGGGTTAACGGCGAACGAATTTATAAGTCGTACCCGATCGACTGGTCTTTTTATTACGACGATTCAACCGGCGAACACATGAGTTGGTATAATACACCAGTCAAGAAAGTGGAGCCGACAAGTGCCGCTGACTTTAAAAAGTTGGTGGGGTCTTTTGGTAATCGTAGACTTTACGAGTCTGACGTTAACCACGTGTTTAGATGCTTAGAGCAGCATTACCCTGATACGAGTCAGAGTCCCGACTTGCATGTTGCTTTTTTCGATATCGAGACTGACTTTGACGAAGAAATGGGATATTCGTCACCGACAGAAGCATTTAATCCTATTACGTCAATTGCTGTATACTTGCAATGGTGTAATACTATGGTGTGTTTGGCAGTGCCGCCTCCTACGTTATCGTGGGAAGAGGCAAAAGCCATCGCAGCGCAGGTCCCTGATGTTATACTGTGCGCCACCGAGAAAGAAATGCTACAAGATTTCTTGAGCATTATTGAAGATGCTGACGTATTGTCTGGCTGGAACAGTGCAATGTACGATATTCCGTACACTATTCACCGCTTGCAGAAAACTATAGGCGGCGAAGCTGCACGACAAATGTGCCTTTGGGGACACATGCCACAGCGCAAGAAAGTGAATCACTTCGGTAAAGAAGAAGTGACATATTCGCTTATAGGACGACAGCATTTGGATTATCTTGATCTGTACAAGAAGTACACGTATGAAGAGAAACAAAGTTACAAGCTGAACTCAATTGCTGAAGCCGAGTTAGGCGAGCAGAAAGTCGAGTACCAAGGCACACTTGATGACTTGTACAAGAAAGACTTTAAAAAGTTTTTAGAGTACAACATTCAAGATACCAAGCTACTTGATAGCCTAGACGAAAAGCTCAAGTATATTGACCTAGTTAACACCATTGCACACAACAACCAAGTGCCAATCCAAACAGCACTGGGCACGGTGTCTATGATGGAACAGGTCATCACTGTTGAAGCACATAACAACGGGTTTATAGTTCCGGACAAACGTAAAGATATTACAGACGACGGGCAAGCCGCGGGCGGATGGGTTAGTAGGCCTAAAAAGGGATTACACCGCTGGGTAGGCAGCTCGGATTTGAACTCACTTTATCCGTCAGTTATCCGTGCATTTAACATGAGTCCTGAAACGATTGTTGGGCAAGTAGATATGTCTTACACTCGTAGTTGTGTTGAAGAATATATCGCTAAAGGATCCAAGTATACATTCTCTGGCTGGTGGAATGATCGTTTCAATATTCTTGAAATGGAAGCGTTTTATGACGGCAGCAAGACTACGCCTGTTAAACTACACATTGAAGACAACGGCAAGAAGGGGCCTATACTTGATATAACAGGACGTGAATTACGTGATGTTATTTTCAGTGAAGATCATGACTGGTGTATAAGTGCTAACGGGACTATATTTGATAATAGTCGTCAAGGTACTGTGCCCAGCTTGCTTTCAAGATGGTATAACGAACGTAAACAATTACAGAAAGTAATGAAACGTCTAAAGTTCCTTGCAGCGGCCAACTATGAAGTGCCCAGCGATCTAGTTGCGCACTTTGCAGCTGATGAAGAAAAAGAACTTACTAAGAGTGACGTTTACGACTTTCCGCTTGATGCGTTTGACGAGATGGTCAACAACAAAGACGTTGAGACACTTAAAAGCTTTATGGACACATGGGGCTTGACTGTACACAACGGCCACTTTGCACCTTGTCCTGCTTGGAAGACTGCGTACACGTATGCCTGTGACTATTGGGATAAACAACAATTAGTTCGTAAGATTAACCTGAACTCGTGTTACGGCGGACTACTGAACGCACATATGAAGTTCTACGATCAGCGAATTGGTCAGAGTACTACGCTAAGTGGCCGCTCAATCACACGTCACATGACTGCTAAGACTGCTGAATTGCTTGAAGGCAAATACGACATAGAAGACGTGAAGTCTATTATCTACAACGATACTGACTCTGTGTATTTCTCAGTATGGCCGGTAATCAAAGACAAGGTAGAAGCGGGTGAAATGGAATGGAACAAAGACATAGCTGTGAAGCTGTATGACGATGTATCCGATCAGGTGAGCGATACTTTCCCTGAGTTCCTTAAAACGAAGTTTAATGTACCCGAACACCGCGGATCTATTATCGCAAGTGGACGTGAAATTGTTGCTGAGTCTGGATTGTATATTACCAAGAAACGTTATGCTGCGCTAGTGTATGACGATGAAGGTGTTAGACGTGATACAGACGGCAAGCCCGGTAAACTAAAAGCCATGGGTCTTGACTTGCGACGAAGCGACACCCCTGTTTATATCCAGGAATTTTTAAAAGAGATTCTGTTGGATACGCTACAAAACAAAGGTGAAAGCTATGTTGTTGACAAGATACTCGACTTTAAGAAAAACGTACAAGGCAAGCTCAAGCCGTGGCAGCGAGGTGTACCAAAAGCTGTAAACGGCATGTACAAGTATACCAAAAAGAAAGAACAACACATCGAGAATCTGATGCGCGGTGTGAAGTCATCCTTAGCCATCCCGGGTCACGTACAAGCCAGTTTCAACTGGAACGAGTTGCTTGAATCCAATGGCGACATGGAGTCTACTAAGATAACAGACGGCACGAAAGTTATCGTATGTTACTTAAAGACTAACGAGCGCAACTATACGTCTGTTGCGTACCCGGTGGACCAGTCACGTTTACCTACTTGGTTTACTGATTTGCCATTTGACGTTGATGACATGGAAGAACGTGTTCTTGACAAGAAAGTAAGTAACTTACTTTCGGTGCTTAAGTGGGACTTAAGCATGGCCAGTAAACAAGGCGAGGTATTTGGTAACTTGTTTACTTTTAATTAAAACGGAATCCGACTTGACAAAAACTGTCAAGTCGCGTATAATACATCAGATAATAATAAGAAGAAGCCTAGGAGCTCACACACATATGTCTAAAGTAACCTACGAAGGTCTAAACGATCTTCTTCAATTCACTCACCGTCTTGGTTTCATCCCTGCTGTTAAGCTAACAGGTACAGCGGAAGAGACTCAGGCAGCGTCTATCCTGGAAGACAAGTCTGTTGTCTTTTTTGGTAAACTGCGCACACCAATCAGCGAGCTACAGGGACAAGTAGTAGGCCTTTCTCGTATGAACGTACTTGATGGCTTTATGCGTTATCCCGACTTTACGCCGACTAAGAACGGTACTATCTCGTTCAAGAAAGAAAACCACCCATCTCATGGTGATGTTGTTAGTGAAGTGCACTTTGAAAGTAAAGCTGGCACGACTGGTAGCTATCGTTTCGTAGGCCGTACTACAATCGAAGAACAGATTCGTGTACCGGAGTTCCGTGGCGTTAACTGGGACATTACCTACGTACCTACTAAAGAAGACTACGAAGACTTAAAATACCTAGCCGGTATCTTCGCAGCGCAAGAAGCTGTATTCATTCCTGAAATTGCAGGCGATGAACTTGTATTCAGCATCGGCACCCAAGCTAGTGACCGCACACAAATTCACCTAAACACTGGTGATCTCACTGTGGAAAACACGTTGAAAGGTAATTTGAGCTGGCCGCTAGATAAGGTACTAACTATTCTAGCTAAAGGCATGGACGCAGAGTGTAAGATGTTTATTTCTTCAGCCGGTGCGCTTAAGATTGAGATCGACACTGGTGTTGGCCTTTACGAGTACATCCTGACAGCGAAGCCTGTTTAAAACAACAATAACAAACACACGAGGCTCGAATGAGTAGAGAAAATCACGATTTGAGTGCCGAGTTTGATGAGCAGAATTACGCGGTCTACTTGCCCGCGTTATCTGGCTTTTATACTCAGTCACTTGCTAAGGTTAAAGACAAACCTGAAACCATGCGTAAAGACGGTCCGCCTAAGGGATTCGAATACGGCTTTGAAGGCTTAGACTTCTTGAGAAAAGAAGACAATTACTTTAGGTACCGTTATGCGCTATACTCTGCAGGTCACGCGCAACTGGACTTAGAAAAAGCTAACGCTGATTCACCTATGGTGCACGAACGTCCAGACGATACTATTATTGTTGGCGACTCGGGCGGGTTCCAGCTTGCAACTGGCGTAATTAAAATGAACTGGGAAAATGCGAAGTCTGCAAATGACCCAGAGCGTGAAAAGTTGTGTGAGAAAATCCTGCGTTGGCTAGAGCATACTGCTGACTGGTCAATGACGCTGGATGTGCCGGCCCTTGCGGCAGCGCCACCACTAAACAAAAAGACTGGTTTAACAAGTTTCCAAGATACACTAGATATTACTCTGCTGAATCTTGATTACTTTATGAAGAATCGTGTACCTGGTGCGACTAAGTTCCTGAACGTGCTTTCTGGCTCCACACAAACCGATCTTAAGCGTTGGTACGACGCGGTAATAAAGTACTCAGATCCAGAGCAGGTAAAGGCTATGGGCTATACAGAAGACCGCACACTGGAAGGCTTTGCATACGCTGGTATTAACGCACTTAATATCGGCTCTGCGCTTGAGACAACTTGTCGACTAATTGACGATGGCATGCTTAAAGAGTGTGAGTGGATTCACATACTAGGTATTGGCCGCACTGACTACGCGTGTTATATCAACTCACTACAACGTGAACTGAATAAACACCATGCGCCTAAACTTAAGATTAGTTACGATGCGGCAAGTCCGTTTGTATCTACTGCGTATGGGCAGTTTTATGGTGACGGCACGTACACCAAACACCGTATTGGTTACAACATGGGCAAGGCACCAGACGACAAGCGCTTAGCGTTCTGTGAAGATCGCATGCCGTGGAACAATCCTATTATGAACCGTTGTCGTATTAATGACATCTGTGTTCGTAAGCCGGCGTATGCTGAGGTCAACGGTGAACTACTATTCCCGCGCCAAAGCAAGTTTAAAGACAAGAAAAAAGCTGAGGCAGAAAACGAAGTGTTCCTAGCTGAGTTTGAAGATCAGATTAATGACTTGCGTGAAGCAGGGGTAGAAGCAACGTTTTATCCCCCAGAGCTTAATCGCCAGGATAAAGAAACACGTACATCATGGGACATTGGTTCTTACATGATTATGATGGGTCACAACGTGTGGACACACATTGACTCAGTAACACAAGCGATCCGCTTAGGCAAGCTTGAAGCACATAACTATCGTGATGTGTCGTGGCGCGACTGGATGCCTGGAAAGGGCAAGAGTTCAACTAACGCTTTCGCTGAATATGTGCCCGGATCTGTTATCTACTTTGATAGCTTGTGTCGTGACTTGTTTGACCCAGCGCGTACTAGCGAAGAACGCATGCAAATTCTTAAAGAAGCGCAACCGTTCCTCAACACTATTAACGCACGTAACTTGGGATCGGGCAATGTGTTCGACAGCTTATTTGATATAGGCGACGAAGGCGCGACTGACCCTGAAAGCTCTTATGCTAGCCTCGATGATGAAAAGATGGTAAATCTAGAACAGCATCAAGACGACTTGTAAGAATAAAATATATTTAAAAAGCGCCAAACAGGCGCTTTTTTTGTTGCAATTTTTGGTAGTTCTGCTATACTACTTAAAACCGTAGAATAAAAATTATAAGGTTGTGTAAATGTCTAAAGAATATAGATATACTGAAATTTTTAGAAGTTTGCAGGGTGAAGGCATGTACACCGGCGCTAACACCGCTTGGTTACGTTTCTTTATGTGTAACTTGGAGTGCCGTGGTTTCGGACAACCGGAGCCAGCTAATCCAGAGTCTTACTACCCTGTGGGCCAGACTATTGATATCACTGATATCACTAGCTTAGATGATGTACCGGTACATGAGTACGGTTGCGACAGTGCTTACTCTGTTGCCAAGCAGTACAGAAACCTTGCTATGAAAGGTACTGCTGCTGAAATTGCGGACAAGATAACTGCGATGCTGGCCAATGACTTTAATCCAGATGGGTTGTTTTTAAATCCGCATACTGGCTTAGACACGCATATGGCATTTACTGGCGGCGAGCCCATGATGCAACAACCAGCCATAATCGAGATTATGGAAGAGTTTAATCGCAGAAGTAATCCTATCCGTTACATGACTATTGAGACCAATGGTACACGTAACTTGAACGGGAAGTTTGGGTCTTATATTGCGGAGCAACTTCTCTGTTCAGAATTACAAGAAGTGTTCTGGTCAATTAGTCCTAAACTAAAGCACGTATCGGGCGAGGATCCTGAAAAAGCGATCAAGCCAGCAGTGTTGGCAGCTTACGCTGATACGTACGATCACGGACAATTAAAGTTCGTGTTAAACAACGATCCCACAGCATGGCGTGAGTTGCACTCGGCAATTAAAAAGTTCCGTGATGTTGGTGTCGATTGGCCTGTATACATTATGCCGGTTGGTGGTCTTAAAGAAGATCAAGAATGTGACGCAACACGTAGAGTAGTTGAACGCGCATTATACGAAGGGTTCCATGTCAGTGGGCGCTTGCATGCGCACATCTTTGGTAATGAACACAACACGTAATAAGGACGAGGACATGGCCATGTTTTACGACGATGTTAGCTATGATGTGCTTAGCGAGTCAGGCGGCAGAATTGACTGGCTCGAGGAAGACTTAGAAAAAGCAGAGGAGCGAAATAAAAAGCTCTTGGAAAAATTAGAGTTTATATTGGAGAACTCTGAAGAAGCCCGCGGCCTGGCAAACGTCTGGGACGCCTCGATCAAAATACAGAAAGGTGGTTAACATGATGTTCGAAGAAGATGGTCCTGACACTGTTTTTAAAGGTAGTAAATCAAATCACGACCTTGAAGAAGAGAACCGGGAGTTGAAAGCACAACTCGACGCACTTACTGAGAGACTCGATAAGCTCGAAGAGAGGATTCAAAATGAACGATGATGACGTTTTCAAACCCGGTGATATCTGGAAAAGATCACTGCAAAAAGCAAGCGATAAGTATGACCCGTGGGCGGACCAGCGTGCCGCCGACTATATGTCAGAAACCATAAGAAAACAGCGAGATAACGATTTTAGGGATTTCCTGTTACACGGTTTATACAAGTCTGAGGAAAGCGCTGCTACCAAACGCGTCAAAGAAGCAGAAGAGCGCTACCAACGCCTGCACCGTGATTTAAAAGACCTTCTGGATATGTGCCCAGAAGCGCAGGACGCTTGGAATAAGCTAATGGGAATCAGACGTTTACAAGGCGAGGACGAGTACAATGACAGTATATCCAAAAGATCCGGAGGTTAAGCCGGGCCCAAGTATCGGAGGCTACATTAACGTGCTCGGCTTCATTAAAAGTTACGGTAATGAATTCGGCATTGCTGATTACATAAAATCCGTAGAAGATCAACAAAAGCCTGCTATGATAGCAATCAAAAAGGCTTGTGCCAAGTTTATCCCTGTTCTTAAAAACGAAAACCGTTTTTACACGGACTGGGCAGCTTACGTGATTGGTAAGAAACAACACATTCGGACTGTATCAACTGATAAAGCTCTTCAATCAGCGTTTCAGTACATGGATAGTTTTGATGGATGATAAACACGTAGAGCGATATACTCGTTTAGTTGAATGGTTTGCGAGTCGCTACCGTATTTGTCAGTATAACCGCAACAACCTTATAGCCTTTCAGATATGGTCGTTGTCGCACTTAGAGCACGAACAATGTCTTACTAATGCTGTAGCTGTATCACGCGAAGCTAGTGTTTTAGAGAAACAAGCTAAGAAGACTAAATGCGAAAGAGTATCTCCCTTTTGGGCAGAAAGACGTGTTCTTACCGCACTATTCAGGAGGTTTTTAGAAAAGTATGGCAACAAATAATATAGGCGAGGCCCAACGTATCCGACATGAAAAAGCCATCTTTGACACTGCGCGTGAGCTGCTAATCGGTTACACCCGAAGCGGTAAGATTGCTGTTCCGATGCAGGTCGAAGAGATTTACGATAGTGCGGTAGTGCTGCACAAAAAATTCCAAGATAAATTGGAAGAAAGTGAGGACTGGAGAGATGACTAAGAAAGCATTCCAACCGGCTGCGCCAATAATGAGTGTTGATATGGCGCTAGGCGAAGCACCGGGCCTAAATAAATTAGAGATATTTACTCTTCACATTGCTAGTGGATTGACTTCTGCGAACCAGCAAGCAATCAATAACATGGCAGCTAGGCAAATAGTAGCCAGCGCGGTTAATTTATTAAATGCTGTAGAAGAAAAAGAAAAAGAACTACGAGGCGAATAACATGGGATTATTTTGGCTGTGGCCAAGACATTGGGGATTGCGCGGACGCGACAGAAAAGAAGCACGTATTAGATACAATGCTAAGTCTGACTACGATGCTGAACTGGAAATCATTAAATTGGATTTCCCGCAATTGTTTGATGAGAATCTCGAACAAGACGAGGACGAAGACTTCATCGCCGCTGAACAACGTGCGTATGACGAAGCTGTTCTTGACGTGCAACTGAAGCATGGCAAGATACGCAAGAAGGAATACGACGAAAAAATGAAAGACATGTCGGGTGAAGGCTGGGTTAAAGTAGTCGGGGTAGAGTATAACCCTGATAAACCCGAGCAAGCAGGCATGGTGCTGGACTATAACGAGCAGTTTGTTATAGACTTACGGGCAGCCGGATACGAAGGTCAAACAGATGACGACGTAGTGTCACAATGGCTGGACCATTTATTCCTTAGTTCTCTTGTAGAGGACGTTGATTTGGAAATCGCAAGCGACATAAAAACACAACTAGAAGCCGCTAGACGGGGGAAACGATGAGCAAAAAGAGACTTTACATACTCGTAGACACTATGAACATGGCGTTCAGGGCACGACACGGTGGTAGCAAAGCTGCCGACATTGATCAACAAATCGGTATGAGCATGCATATTATGCTGACTTCTATCGCGTCCTGTGTGCACCGCTTCGGGCAAGACACAGAAGCAAGGGTAGTGTTCAACTTCGAGGGGAAGTCCTGGCGTAAGAAGGTCAGTGCGCAATACAAAGCAAACCGTGACTTAAAGAAACTAGAACGTACACCACGTGAAGTGGAAGAAGACGAATTGTTTATCGAAGCAGTAGAAAGTTTCAAGGAGTTTGTCACCGAAAAGACTAACGCGATTTGTCTTCAACACGACGAGCTAGAGGCCGATGACTTTATTGCATTCTGGATTCAGCACCACCCGGATGATGATCACATTATAGTAAGTACCGATTCTGACTATAAACAGCTTATTGCTGAGAATGTTGATTTGTTCGACGGTGTTCGTGACTATCTGTACACAATAGACGGCGTGTTCGACAATAAGGGCCGCCCAGTAGAAAAGAAAGGCGTGCCACTTACTGTTGAGCCTGAATACGAATTGTTTATGAAGTGCATACGCGGCGACAAGTCAGACAATATCTTTTCTGCATACCCGGGCGTCAGAGAAAAAGGCACCAAGAACAAAGTGGGTATCCGTGAGGCTTTTGAAGACCGCCACGACAAGGGTTACAACTATAACAACTTCATGTTACAACGTTGGACAAATCACGAGGGCGAGGAAGTAAGAGTAAAAGACGCTTACGCCATGAACCGTCTTTTAATTGACCTAACTGCGCAGCCTGAAGAGTACAAAGTCAAAGGCGCGATTACCATTGAAAATGCCAAGAATGCCGAGCCAATCCCGGCTGCATCAATTGGTTTTAACTTCATGAAGTTCTGTCAAATGTGGGCACTAAACCGCATTGGTGAGAAAACAGACTTCTTTGCTGGACTGCTGAGCAAAGGCTACCAGTAAACTTTTCCGTTAAATACATACCTATAATAAAAACAATAAAGGTACACAATGACAAGCAAGTTTTATCAAGTTGAAGAAAATGCGTTAATGGTTGTTGACGGTGAAGAAACCCGTCTTATTGTCGAAAACCCAGGCATCGGTCTCGTGTTTATGGGCAATGACTCTGTTGAGATGTACAACGACCGAACATCCTTTACAAAGGCAACTGGTGTGGAACTAAACAACGTTCGCACTAAAACGCTTCCTGAAAAGTCTCAGCTGTATATCCGCGGTGTTAAAATGCCTGCTACTGGCGAATTTTATCTACCAACGCCTGAATATGCAAATAAATATAACTTGCCGTTATTTAGGAAAAACGAAGTTACCGACATCCACTTTGTTGCGGGTATCTACTTGCTTAAAGAAGGCGCGGGCAAAGTAACGCCTAAAGATACCCCGAAATTAGACACGCTACTTGACGCGGCTGAAGGATACGAAGGTCCGTTTAAAGATATGCGCAAAGCTCGTGATAGAGCGATGGTTCTACGAAAAGAATACAAAAAAAGGACTAGAAACACATGAATAAGATTGTAGTATATACCAAAGACAACTGTAAATTCTGCACCAGAGCCAAAGAGCTGCTGGAGTCACGTGGATTAGAATATGATGAAATCAGTTTTAATGATCCAGACGTGTTAGCAGAGTTCAAAGAAAAGTATCCAATGGCGCGTACTGCACCTCAGATCCTTATCGACGGTGAGCGCATCGGCGGACACAACGAACTGGTTCAGCTATTGGGCTAATTAATGACAATACGTGATGCTATAACAACGCATACGAGCAAGCCGGGCGATGCGTGGGCGAGATCTAATATCTTACCTACGAAGCCTGGCTTCGTTCTTTTTATGCACGACTCAAAACCAGACCTCGAGCACCTTGACTTCAGACATGCCAATGTAACACTGAAGGCGGGCCACCACCTTAAACCAGACAAACATGGCCACCGAGCTTTATCCGCCGCATGCGGACAGTACGGCACAGCTTGCGATATAGACGTTGACTTCTACGCATTTGACCGTAACAGTATTACTGAACTGATCGCATCGTTTGAGATGTTAGTTCGTGATGCGGTGAGCGACCCAAGACGAGTTGCGGTTTCTGTTAACTGGCAAATCACCGACGCAGTGTACGCAGAAAATGCAGATCGTTTAGACTACTGTTTTCGCACGCTTGCTGACGCCAAAGTGCCTGTATTTGTCGCAGCCGGTAACATGGGGACTGATCTTGTCATATACCCGTGTAACCACAAATCAGTAATAATCACAGGCTCTCATGACAAAGACGGTATGATAAGCCTGTTTAATAACACGCCTGAATTAATACGAGTGTTTGCGCTGGGCAAGGATGTGCGTGTCGCGTCCTTAGACAGCCGTACCGGGTACACAACCGATAGTGGTACTAGCTTTAGTAATTCAGCAGTGGCTGCGGCTATGGCTTACTACGATACCGTGGACGAGTTGTTGGCTGCATCGATACAAAATACGTTGAACTGGAAACGAGCTAGCCTAAACAAACTAACATCCAGAGCATTGTTCTGTGGTGATCTTGATAGAACACGATCGGTCAATAACATAACACACGGCAACACTGAACTCAAATACGAGGACGGCCTGCAGATTATCGTGCACGACTTCAACACACGTAACTATTCAAGTGATAAGACGCATGTTGAATACTGTGTTGAACACATAAACGAAAAGCTTGCTGGCGAAAACGTTTGGATACCTATGTCTGGCGGCCTTGATAGTGAGTATGTGATGCACTGTGCTCTGCAATCGGAAGCAAGAGTGCGCCCTGTAATTATGCGGTACATGTCTGATTTCGGTAAGCCGCTTAATGAATACGACTACAAGAACGCCGTAGCCTACTGTGAAGCAAATAACTTAGAACCACGCTTTATTGATGCAAAGATACGTGAATTGTTTGATAACGGCGAGTACTGGTATTTTGTTAAGAAGTTTATTACCCGTAGCCCACAACTCGCAGCGCACCTGTGGATGATCAATCAACTAGATGCCAACTGTATATTACCGGGCGACCCGCTAACGTTACATGGTTCTGGCAACATAGGCATACAACCGTATGACTATTACTGCTATGACAGGATGTTTCATAGTAAGCATATGACGAGCAGTATAGCTAGGCTACACACTGCATCAGGCAACATAGTTAAAAAGAGTTTAGAAATTACGGCAAGCTTGGATCCTGCTATGGCGCCTGCAGAAAGAAAGCATGAGTTTTATTCTCGTTGCGGCATGCCTGATACCGCGCCACGGATTAAGTACACTGGTTTCGAAAAAGTGCGCGAGGAGTACGACAAAAAGTACAGCGCAATAGATTATTTTAATCGCAAGTTTAGGATGCCAGCAAAGCACCTTCACACCTACGGGAGTAAGTTTTTCTATGACGGACTTGACTAAAGAAAAGGTATACGAGTTACTAGACGGAGAAAACGATTTCAGTATTTTTGCCAGTCAGGATTCTTGGTTATTAACACCCGCAGCGTTTCGTGCGTTGCGGGAGAAGATAACAGCATATAAGCTGGAGTCAGATCCTAGTATGATGCTGATTAATCGTGATGTGATACGCTTATCGCGCACAATGCGCGAGCCGTATTATATCCAGTACCCTAATGACAAGCGTAGAACAGTGTCATATGGCAGACGCAACGGCAAATTAGCTAGGATATATTCTGGTGTTGATGATAATGAAAAGCAAAGCGCCGTGGTGTGGGTGTTCAACTTTAATATGGCAGCAACGGCAAAAGTAATGGGCGATTTCCGCCCATTACTTGATCAATTAGACTATTGATAATATCAGTGTTTCTCTTGTAAGCTTGCCGTTCATTCTAGCGTCAAGCTTATCTACTCCCTTGTAGTACTTCTTTAATTCCTTAGCATCAGTGACCCCGGACATCTTTTTCTTATAGTCTTTTAAGTCAACACGCTTACTTCTTGAATCAGTACTGAAGCTGATTAGACTGGAGCCTTTTACGCTTATGCCGTTCGCATCTTCTGCATAGTACACACCTAGTTTATTGAGACGAGTATCAAAAACCCATACTTCCTTGGAACCGATAAGTGTTTTCAAGTCTGCGCTCTTAACGCCGATCTCGCTCCATCCGGGCCTAACTTTAAGTGATTTTATTAGCTGAGCAGGATCCTTGGGCGTTACTTGTTTGCTGTACAAGTATCTAACGTCAGTTAACAACTTGTCGTAAACCTTAGCCAAGCGTTTGGCGTTCATGCGAGTAAAGTTATCACCTATAAGTTCATAGTCGCTATCGGCTTCTATGGCGTTATTAACATTAGCAAGTTCTTCGCCGTAAACTGCGATTAGCATCTCTAGGGCTTTCGCTTTAGGATCATGTGGTGCAAGAATAGTAACAAAGTCGTACTTGGGGTCAAGTAAAGTCGTATCAATGATCATACCATCAATGATATTGTCAATCTCGCCCGAAATTTGTTCCACTTGCTTTTGAGCAATTTGCTCAGCTGAAGGCTTTTTTACTTTTGGTTTGCTGTCCTCCTCGACAGCGACTATGGACTGTGACTTTTCGATAACTTGATCAACGTATTTCCACAGGGAGCCGTATTTGTCGGGAAGTTCTGCGCCGCTATTAAGTGCGTAAAGGTATTTGCCTATTACTGCGAATTCGTAATCGGGCAACTGGTCCAAGTCTTTGGTTACAGACGTGCCTTTATTCTCTCTGGCCCAGCGAAGGGTTTCGGTTTTGAGTTTCTTTTCCAGCACTTCGGACTGAGCCCAGTGTAGCCAATGTCGCCATTGTTTAAGGCATTCAGGGCTATTAAGCTCAGTCTTGGTGAAGCGCGGTTTTGTTTGTAATACTTTTGCCATAATTTCCGTCTGTGTGTTTTAATTATAGTTATTTACGATGTGCTACGGTGATCGTTCTCTAATCATAGTCACATAAGTAAACAATAATTTCCAGTCATTGCCTGACTCGCCATGCTAGCAGACATGTACTATCGCAGATACTGAAGAGTCGCTTAAAGCGACTCTTCAAACATCAGAATAGAACCATACTTCTGTATGTATTTCGAGGCTAGGTGCCTGTCCCGGTGTTTATTCTCCATATGTAAAGTAAATAGTTCCATATCGAGGCCTTGGAACCGGATAATCCGGCTTTCAGTTGTACATCGATTGTATGCGTGCCTTCAGCCAATGTTAGTATAGAAAAGTCATTGTAGCCGCGTTTGATGGGAGTTCCAGTAGACATGTAGTCGCCTGTAACCAGGTCGTCGTTGGTGTCGGCGATTTCGTTTAAGTCTGTGGATGAATCTAACCGTACTTTCCAGCCGGCGACATTTTGCGAATCGCTACAATTGTAATTAAACCTATAGCCCACAAAGTAAGTACCGCCGCCAACAGGCACACTAAATGTGTTTGACGGCCCTGTTGTCCACGCATCAGAAGTCACGGTAGTTAGTGTCGGTGCACTGAAATAATTAAAGCCAGTAAGCTCTTGAAACTCAAGTGAGGCGATGGCGTTATTGACGAATTCTTGCGTGGCACTTGAGGCACTAGCAAGGTCTAACCAATCGGTGTTCAGCTCGTTCCTGAATTTTATTGCGCGTGTGGTTGAGTTAATCCAGACACTTCCAGCGATGACACTAGTAGGTTCTAC